TGTAAGCTCTGTGCCAGAGAGAGACGTGCGGATAATCCGCGACGTCAGTAGGTAGACCGAAGTAATCGGATAGTGATCCGTTGATATGCCCGACAGTTGCGGGCGCGGTCATTATTGGAACGGTGAAGTCGGTGCTATCACCGGGATCTTTTTGCTCGCCGTTGAATTTTTCCCAGTTGTCCCAGAGGAGGCGAACGGGTACGGCGAAGAAAAAGGAGTTCAAGAACAGATTGTCCATGAACGGGTGTAAAGGTGTCGCTAGCCGGGCGAAGCCGGTCATACGACAATTGAAGGTATCCCCCGGCAATGCCTCATCGACAAAGACCGGTACGAGCCATCCGGCATCGAATGTGGTCTTGTATCCGTGGGATCTGTCGAAGCTCGAGCGCGGGATCTCCGCGCGGGGGACTTCAGAGAACTTGTGAGACATTACCGATGGGAGTGCCATGGAGTTACCTTTCAGTTTGTGCGTTGACCAGGTGCGGCAACGCTGGTTGTTCAGCGACCTCTAAGCCATTGCCGAGGTTAATGTGCTGAACGTTTTCGAAGATGCCGGTTGCATCGTCGTATGTGCCGACCTCGAAGAGGGTGTAATCGGCAGGATGTTTTCCGATGAGGTGTTGATCATCGTTAGCGCTGTCGGTGAAGGCCCGAACAGCTTGTCCGGCTGCGTGGAAGAAGAACGGAGGTAGATACGCATTGGCAGGACCGTCAAAGACGGTGAAAATTTTCATTAGCATTGGTTTTACCCCTTGAGGTTGCGAGGCAGTCGAGAAGACCTTGCCTCTTGGACTTTTTCCCTCACCCGAAGACGGTCGGGGGTATTATCGCCCTGTCGCTTTTTTGCTTTTTTGACGCGCGCAGTTTTTATAAGCGCGAAATCCTGTGGGTTTGTCAATTCAAATTGACCATCATAATATCTAGGGGTGCGATGTTTTTTCCCCTTGTGTACCACATAGTCATGCGGGAACACGTCGGTATGAAATTTTTTGTACCAACTCAGCCCGATCGCAGGGTCCCTGCTCATGGTCGTATATTCTGGTCGTTTAATGCTCGTTATAAACTCGCCTGTCTCCCTATCGAAATATTCGTTGGTGTAGTGTTTTTCTGAATGAGCACCAGTGATTTTTTTCATTATGTAGCGCGCACAGTAGGCAGCGCTTAGGTAGGTTACGTCGCCTGTGAGGCAGAAGCCTTTTCCCCAGGTCTCCGTTAAGACTTCGGATGTATAGGTTTTGTCGCCGTTCTTGTTCTGGTTGTGAAAGATTTTGTCGTCAAAATCGGTCCCGAACAGACAGGCGTGGTAGTGGGGGCGGCCTAGAAGCTCGCCGTATTCCCCACAGTGATAGTATCGTATTTTCCCCAGTTTTTTGCGGAGCCGCTTCATGAAGGTTTGAAAGTGGCGAACGTTTAAAGACCCGTCCAGAGGTAGATTTTCGTTGTTATATGTAAGCGTTATGAATGAGTTAGCTTTATGCATTTGAGCCTCATGGGCACATCTGATGGCCCACTGGCGGGACCGTTCGAGGCGGCAGCCTATGCATTGTCCACATGGAAGCTTTATTGGGGAAGTTAGGGCGGGATGCGCTTTGGCGATATTGAAAACGAGCACTCGTTTCCCGCTTTTTGCGTGTATATCCCGCCCTTTATACGCCGTTATAGGCGTGTAGCAGACCATATTCATGGTCCTATAGTCGAATGCCGCCGCGCATTGGACGCGGGGCTGTATTTCTCCGATTTGATTTTCTCGCGGTCCTGGTGAACAGTTTGCGAGAGCGTTTTTTGGGTAGTCTAGAGCGTCGTCTCATGCTGATTCCTCCTAATTGGTGTCATCCAGGACAGTTATGATCAAGTGAGATAACTGTCTAGCCGGCTACAGCGCCGGCGGTTTGGTCTCCGGATCCGGGTCTTCGGGGTCCGGATCCGGAGTTTTTGGGGCCGCCACCTGAAGGGTATCAGGTGTCGCGTGCGCGAGCCCCATTTCGATCATCGCCTCTTGGTTTTCTGGATCCTCGACGAATGCGAGGAATTGAGCCGGATCGTTTTGGAATTGGTTTCGGATGCCCGATGGAAGGCTTGCGAAAGCCTCTTTTGCCTCGATGGCTTGGTTAAGCGCCGTGTGATAGTCGAGAGCAGATGGAAGATCTCCATAATGGGCACCGTATGATTTTACGTGCTCGATGAGCCCGGTTTTTTGGAATTTCGCCATGATGTTATTAATATTGCATTCATCAGCGAAAGATTGCTTGGCAAGCGAGGGGCCGGTTATTTCCATTTGCACGCGAGCGTGCGGGATAAAGGCCCCACGTTGGATGCTTGCGGTCGCTTTTTGTGAAGATGTATTCATTTTGAGACCCTTAGTAGGTTCTAGAGAAGTCGAAGGGGATGCGGACCGTAGGTCTGCCCTTGCCCTTCGAAGAGTAGATTTTGGTTTTTTTATTGTAGGTTTGACCGGAAGGTTTTCGCGGTCGCACTGGGAAGGTTTTTGACGATTTGAAACCGGAACGGTTCCAGTCTTTCATTAGACGTTTAATCGAAGCTCGGATTTGTTGGGCTGAGGACCCTGTTATGCCTTCCAGTAGTTTATTTGCGGTGTCGAGTTGATTACCCACGGCACCCGTGCCAGTGGAGCCCATTCGGGCGACTTCCGCAGTTTTGAATTTTGTTTCCGCCTGAGTTTTTTGCACCTGAGCCTTTGTCAGGTTGGCATTTTGCACGGCGGTATAGGTGGCGAGCGCAGAATTTGTAGCATTCTGAACCGTCGCTATTGCCGGTATAGACGCGCCAGCGGGTGAGGAAGCGCCTCCCTGTTTATATGCCAAGATGGGGTTCAACCCCGCCTTGCGCATGTCGGCCATTCCTCGCTGGTAAGCTGTAGAGGACATGCGTTCTTGGAACGCCATTTGCTCGCGCGAGATTTGGCGATTGGCCGAGTTAGTCTGTGCGCCTCCGATGAGGCTCGATGCGGCGCCGATCCCGGCGCCTATGATTGCTCCCCAGACCATTAGAAATGATCGATTAAGCCGGGCACGCCGTAGATTGGCATTGGCCGGGCACATCTAAGTGAGAAGTAGCTGTCGAACAAGAAGTGAGGTTCAGACGTGACAGCGATCACCCGATCAACGGGTGGATTATCGACAATGAAGGACGCGTTAAGAAGCGGTAACGCGCCAAAATCCTGGGCCAGGTGCCAGGTGTCGAGAGGGGTAGCGAAGTTTGAGCGGAATTGTCCGGTAATCACGGACGGTTTATAGCGATATTCCGCATATCTCTCCTGAAATCCGAAGACGAGATCGTCATTAGCGGATCCGTCGAGATAGAGCTCCTTGTTGAGAATTGTTTGTTCCCCTATGTGGCTGAGCGCTGGAAGATAGAAGTCCCAGCGCGTGGAACGAGAGAACATGCGATTTAAGCCTTCTTGATATGATAAGTCGGCCCTGGCGGCCACGAGGCCGATCAGGACGCAATGTTCGGTAAAGGATTTAGTGAAGCCGTGGCCGGAAATAGTGGATGTGCCGACAGCGGCGAGATTTCCTTGTGCCGTAGCGGCTGTTTCAGAGGTCTGGGGGATGGGTGTCACATTTATCATTGATTGCCCCCCGCCGAGGTATTCGGGCCTCTGTAGGCGCGCATCTGGCGATACGACGCCGAAGTGAGCGCGGATTATTTCTGTATAGCGGCTACCGCCGCGTGCGTCGCGCTCGTATATTTTTTGAATTTGGAAGCTCTGGCGAAGCTGATTTATTGTAGCGGCCGAAGCGGCCGAGAGATCGGTAAAGAATGCGGGATGACCTGCGTTGTTCAGATCCTCCTCGCCGATCAGTTCATTTGTGCCGGAGGTTAGATTGGTCGCTTTCGCGTAAGTTTCGGTTCCCGTTCCTCCGGTTTCGTAGCCGACCTGGTTTGTAAGGTCGTACGTTTGAGTGTTCATGGATAGGCCCATGACAGGGGCCGTGGTGCCCAGCGGAATCGAGACCGATTCGCCTTTTTGCGGCCAGGGTAGCGCCGACGTGAAGTAATCGTGGCGTTTGCCACGGCGCAGAAGCGCATAGTCGGTGGAGGTATCTGGACCATCGTCGGTGTCTACGACGACGCTATTTTGAAGGTTTTCGTCCCGAAACCATTCATTGTAAATGAGATTGTAAGCTCTGTGCCAGAGAGAGACGTGCGGATAATCCGCGACGTCAGTAGGTAGACCGAAGTAATCGGATAGTGATCCGTTGATAT